CGCAAAAAGCGAAGGATGAAATCACAACACAATTAAAATCAATTAGCGATGACATCGCTACATTGAAAGCCGCCACTCCAAAAGCAGACCCTAAGGTTGCTGAATTGGAGAACACGATCAATGAATTGAAAGCCGCCGCTGAAAAGAATCAGCCGGTTATTGATGCTTTTGTCGTAAATAAAGATCGTAAAGCATCTACTGAAAAAAAGAATTTTGGTGATGTTTTTGCAGAAGAGATCGCAAATGTTTTTGAAAGTAAGCAAGCTGAAATCAAAAATTTCCAGAAAGATCGTAACGCAAAACTTACTATCGAACTGAAAACCGTTGGCAATATGTTGCTTTCCTCTAACCTTACCGGTGACGGCCAAGCATCTTACAACCCACGTCAGGGATTGGTTCCTGCACAAAAAACAAATTTCCGTGACCTAATGCCAACTACGGTTAGCCCTACCGGTTTGTATGTTACATACCGTGAAACAGGAACTGAAGGTGAAATTTCAATACAGACTGAAGGTTCATCTAAAGGTCAAATTGATTACGACCTTACAGAGGTGAAAGTTGTATCTGATTACATTGCAGGCTTTGCTCGTTTCTCTAAGCAAATGATGTTCCAACTTCCTTTTTTACAGGGTACTTTACAGCGTATGTTATTAAGGGATTTCTATAAGAAGGAAAATGCAACTTTCTTTGGTATTGTATCAGCGGCAGCTACGGGATCAACAACTACATCTGCAACGGTTGACGCTGAGCAGTTGGTTGATTGGATAGCAAACCAGCTTAATGCGAACTTCGATGCTTCTTATGTTTTGGTAAACTTCAGCCAGTGGGCAAGATTACTGAAAACTAAACCATCTGATTACTCAGTACCTGGTGGAGTTATAATCGATCCTAACGGTAACATCCGTATTTGCGGTGTTCCTGTTATCGGTGCATCATGGGTAACCGATGATAAGGCTCTTATCATCGACAGCGGTTATCTTGAAAGAGTTGAGACCGAAGGTTTGCGTGTTGATTTCAGCTATGAAGATGCTGATAATTTCACAAAGAACCTTGTAACGGCAAGGGTTGAGTGCTTCGAAGATATTAATATGCTTCGTTTGGATTCAAACATCTACGCTGATTTCGGTAACGCTTCTTAATATGTTAGTAAACCAAATCATAAATATTGAGGAGGACTTTGATAGCGGAGGAGTGACCGAACCGGTTACTCTTCTGCAAGTCAAAGAATATTTAAGATTGAATGGTTTCGGCAGCGAAGATTCCGGGGAACAAGAATTTGATTACGATGATGTATTGATTGAATCAATGATAACCGAGGCTCGTATGTGGGTTGAGAAATATACGGGCCGCTTTATCGTTCCCCGTGAAATAACAGTAGTTCTTTTAAATCAGGCAGGATATATTAGTTTACCTGGTCCGGTGGCCGGTACTATTGTAATTAAAGATGATAATGGCGATACCATTGTCGCTGAAGATTACGAAGTTATCGGTACATCATTCCCAAAAATTGAAACGAAATTTTCTAATAGGATATCAGCAACATATGACGTTGGTTATTCAACTTTTCCTAAATGGGTAGAGAATAGCATCATGGCTTATATTGCTGACCATTACGAATATCGTGGAGATGATTTACCCCCAGCACCAAACGAAAGGGCGGCGCAAATTGCCCGGCCATATAGGGAGGTGCAATCATGGGGATAGGAAAGACACAGCAGGTTAAATTGATTCCATACACAGCAGACCCTAATATTAACGGGGCCTGGATAGAGGTAAGGGGACAAAGTAAAAACGTTTGGGCCAAAGTAAGTAACCCATCAGGGTTCAGATCTTACCAGAATGGACAAACGCAACTGGGTGAAACCAAAGATTTTTTAATACGGTTTCGCTTCGATATGTTCCCTAACTGTAACTGGAAATTGGTTTACGATAGCAGAGTTTGGACGGTAAACGAATTAATAAAGCAAGACGAAAAGAAATTCTTTTGGAGGCTAAACGCAACAAGCAAAGGGAATGTTTAAAGTAAAGGTAACCGGATTGGCAGGGCTAAAAGCAGAGTTTGCAACCTTGTCATCAGATTTACCGAAAATAGTTTCAAGTGAGTTGCAAACAATGGCTCAGGAGTGGGTATTGTTAGCCAAGAAAGATTCCCCTGCAGATCAGGCCACTTTAAGAGGCGGTATTAGTTTTAGTCAAAGGGATAAGTTGGTTTATGATATTTTTTCAAATGCTTTTTATTCACCTTTCATGGAGTTCGGAACCAAAGGGAAATATCAACCAATACCCGGGACGGAAAAGATAGCGGCAGAATTTAAAGGTTATAAGGGCGGTGATTTTATGGAGTTACTCCGCAATATTGTACGGTGGGTTAAAAGGAAAGGTATAACGGGTACATATAGCGTAAAAACAAGAAAGAGGAGGGGCAGTAAGATAAACCAGATCGCAGAAGATTATAGTGCAGCATGGCCGATAGCAATGAGTATTTTGAAAAACGGTGTTAATCCTCATCCTTTCTTTTTTAAGCAGATGCACATAGTATGGCCGCAAATGGTACGAAACGTTGAAAGAAGGATAGCAGAAAGAAGTAAGGTGAAGGTAATAATGCCGAATAATATTCAGCCGAAGATCGTAACAATATGAGAAACGTAACTAACAAGGTTGTAAAAGCATGGTACGAATTACTGAACGGGAATTTATCCGTTCCTGTATATCGTACAGATGCCCCTGCAACCGAAGCTGGTAATTACGTTTTACTCAGGGTTGAATCAGATACAGATGCAAGTAATAATCAAAAATTTGTCAGCACCCCGGTAGTAATTAGCGAGGTCGTTACAAAATTTAGCATAATGATTGATGATTCTTTGGCACCTGATATTGATAGTGAAATTGCGGATTTATTATTTCCTACCGCCCCAGGGCTTCATGCTTTACCGGCTCAAGATGACATTTCAATAAGTTACGTTGAAAGACGTGATATAACATATTTACCGGAAGATGACGGAACAAATCGTTATCTCCGATTGATAACAAGAAACGTTCACAGAGTTGAACAATTAGTAAATCAATCTTAAAACATTAAGTCATGTCTGAAATTTCAGGTAAACTAATAAACTTTAAGTACAGAGTAAATCCATCTACTGATTGGATTACTATCGTGTGTACTGAAGATACGTCATTCACTATTAATGTGGATATTGCAACAAAGGAAACTAATTGCGGCATTAAAGCTGCACCAGGGATTCCTTCATTTAGTGCAAGCGGTAACGCTGTGCAGAATGTAGAACCAACAGCCAGCGAAGGTAATTACCAGGACATAAAGGCCCTGATTATTGCCGGAACTAAAGTTGAGTTTCAGTATATCAGTGCGGCAGATGCAGCACAAGGATTCACAGAAGGTGAGGCAATCAATAACTATGGAAACGGTTACTTTGGTGAGGTAGTTGCAAATGCTGCCGCTTCAAGTGATGGTTTCTTAAGTTTCAGTTGGAACTTTACCGGTGTAGGTACGTTGGATGACTATGATGAATCATAAATTATGAGTTATAAAAAAGTCACGGTTAACGGTCAGGAAGTCGGCCTAAAGTTTGGGTATGCCTCTTATAAAATAATAATGACAGCCAAAAACAGGGCTTTATTATTTGATGAAAATGGCAACCCGACTGACTTGGGTGTAAGTAAAATAATTTATTCAGGTTATCAAAATAATTGCCTGAATAAAGATATTGATGCCGATATTCCTTTTGACGATTTTACTAAATGGGTTGATGGTTTAATACAGACCGAAAAGGGTAATGATGAACTAAAAGAGATCATCACAATATGGTCGGAGAGTGCCGATATACAAGCGTTGGTTAAGGATAGCGAAAAAAAAAATCAGGTAGCAAATCAGCCGCCGGAGATTTCGCAGGAATTGAGCAGCTCTGCTACGGTGAACTTGGAATTAAGCCCTGGGAATTAAACCGGATGACATTTAGGGAGGTCGTGCTGGCCATTAACGGGCTTCGGGATCGTGATATTATGATTCAGGCAATGTACAGAAGGATGACAGCGATTATTGCTTCGACTAATATGGGAGGCAGTAAGGTGGCAAGTAAGATAAATAAGTTATGGCCTTTACCAACGGATACCGGCGGTGATAATATAAGTGAAAAGGCGAAAGAGGTATTGCGTAGTTTTAAAGTAGCGGAGGCCGCAAAAAAAATAAGCAATGTCGAAAGGCCTAACAATACAAGTAGCAGCTGACGTACAGCAAGCAGTCAAAGGGTTAGGTACTGACGTACCAAAAGCAGCAGATAAGACGGCTGCAGCTTTTAGTAGTATGACCCAAACCGTTAGTAGTGCCTCTCAGGTATTTGTTAAAACGGTTTCCAGTAGTGTAACTGCAGCAAACAGTGCTATTACTTCACTGGCAAATACAATCAAAACAAAAGGGGCGGCAGGCTTCACCGTATTAGGTGAGGCGGGGCAATTTGCCGGGTCTAAACTTCGTAGCTTATCAGGGGTAATGGCAAGTACAGCCTCGCAGGTTCCCGCATTAACAAGTTCTGTTAATACATCCGCAATATCATTTAAGAATTTAGCTTTGGCGTTTGGTGTAGCTGGATTAGCCGGTAAAATTCTTGGAGGTTTACTTAATCAAATAGTTGAAGGATTAACGGCGGCCTTTAATGGCTCGAATAAATTAGCCTCTGCATCTAAATTACTTGCTGATTCACAGGCACAGGCAGTAATATCCACAAAAGATGAAGTCGTTCAATTACAGGTATTGTTTGCCGTTGCTAAAGATGCAAGTAATACATACGTTCAGAGAAAGGCTGCAATCGATGAAATTAACAGATCATACCCGCAATTTCATAAGAACCTTACTTTAGAGGCGATAAATACTTTGGCCGTTGCAGATGCGGTTAATGAGGTAGTAAACTCACTTATAAAGAAAAAACAACTACAAGGGTTAGTTACGACTATTGCTGATATGAGCAATAAGTTAGAGGGTTATAAAAAAGTATTTAACTCTATAAAAATAATACCAGAACGGAATGTTATTGCAAGCGACATAAAAACCCTTACCAATAATATTAATGAACTTACTGATGCTGCTATAAAATTACAAACACAGGTTATCGGAAAAGGATCTGTAGCGGGGGTATTAGGCGGCCTGGTAAATACTTCAATTGGTCGGGAGATAGGTAGGCCGTCTGAAACGGTGAATGTTCCTGAAGCCCGTATTAATGTTGATAAAATAAAAATAAAGCCTAAAGTACTTGAGATTGATAACGACCTCGCAACTCCATTCGACATAAAAGATGATAGGTCAAGGTTTAAAAAGCAGCTTGATGAATTAGGTGCAAAATTAAATCTAAAAATACCAATCGGGATAGATCTATCAACCCCGGGTAAAGGATTTCAAAACCTTCAATCAAAAGCAGAACAAGACAGGTTAAATATATTTAAAAAGATAACTGCTGATGCTAATTTAGCGGCTCAAACTATAACGGATGTTTTAGCCCCTGCATTTAATGGATTATTTGATGCAATAGTAAAAGGCGAAGATCCTTTAAAGGCATTTTTCAAAGGTATTATTCAATCAGTTGTTCAATTAATTCAAAAACTTATAACGGCAGCAATAACAGCCTCGATATTATCAGCACTTATACCAGGTGGTGGCGGCGGCGTTGGTAGCATACTTGGTAAACTATTTGGCGGGGTAAAGCCATTTGCAACCGGCGGCCTCGTTACCGGTCCACAGTTATCCCTTCTCGGGGAAGGTCCGGGAACTTCAAGAAGCAACCCGGAAGTAGTGGCCCCTTTGGATAAACTAAAGGCTATGTTAACCGGATTGGGTGGTGGCGGTATGCAAAGTGTTGTTGTAACGGGCCGTTTAAGGGGTAATGATATGTTGTTACAAAATGCGAGAACTTCAAGAAGTCAGAGGAGGACTACAGGCCGATGACAATTTACCGGGGTATATATACAGATATTGAAACCAACGCAGCCAATGAGAATATCCAGGCCGTAAAAAGATTGGATATTATTGACACTGCCGGGAACCCTTATAATATAGTCGTTACAAGTGAGGTCGTTGGGCCAAATATAACATTTACTTTTACCTTTGATACGTTACCGGCTAATGCAACGGGTACATCTATTGGCTACAGTTCGGACGGTGGTATCAATTGGTTAAGTAATACCGGCGGCGTTGTTTCTCCGAGAACATTAACCGTTCCTTTTTCAGCTTACTTGCTGACATTTACCATACAAACCCCAACGGGGAATATTTATTGGAGTAATGAAGATACAATAGTACCAATCGAAATGACTGACGACCCGGTAAGGGACATTGTAATTGATAATGCTGAAGATAAATTCACAGCTATTCGTTCCCGTCAGTTAGGTATAAATATTTATTCAAGTAATACAATATCAATAAATACATTTTCGATAGGTGCTGATAATAGATTTAAAGTAAACTACTATATTGATGATATTTTAAACTTTACGGGGTTCCTTTCAATGGGTGATATTAGTCAGGAATTTATGCCGGATCCTAATATTATTAGTATGATAGCGGTTGACGGGCTGGGCTTTTTAAACGATATACCATTAACGAATTTTGACGGGGATACACCACAGAACGAGAACGCTATCATAGATTATCTATTATGGGCATTGAGTAAAACAGGGCTACAATTAAATTTACGGGCCTGTTTTAATATCCGTGAAGTAACTGCACAGGACTTAAATAACGATGCGACAGGTATCGGTCATTTTTATAAATGGTGTTACCTCGATGCAAAGACTTTTGAAGATGAAGTAGGAACCTGTATAAATTGCTATGACGTTATTAGTTATATTTTAGGTGAGGAGGCTTTTATATTTCAGTATTTAGGCGAGTGGAGAATACAAAGAGTTGATGAATTAGAACACGGCCTATCTTACGGCACATGGTTTCAATGGAATTACCAGGGGAATTTTTTAGGCAAGTATAACGAAACCCATAAAGGCAGTATAGGTATTGATGACAGTTATTCATGGATGAACGATGACTGTTTAATGACTAATGATAGGTTGGTAAAAGAAAGCCGGTTAACATACCGATATGAATTACCAGAGGAAATACCGTGTAATATTGATTTTGAGAGAGGTGATGCGATTGATGACAGCGGAAGTGAGAGGACTTTTGAATTGGATTGCTGGGAAAAGAAAAGAGAGAATTACCCTACAAGTGGATTAATACCGGCAACTGTTTCTATTTATGTGCAGCGAATTTATGTGAACGATTATGAGAAAGAAAGATACGTTGTAATACCTTATGCTGCCGTATCAAGCAACTTGATTTTAAGCAGCAATATTTATGTAAACGAGAAAGATAAGTTTTCAATAGGTATGAGCCGCCGCCTTAGTTCAGATGTTTCAGGGAGTGGATTTTATAGGGATAACGGTATGCAGGTTAGGTTAATTGGTGATGACGGTACATATTGGACATTGCAGGGTGAAACCTCAGCCGGTGATACTTTAGAATGGGTGCAATCAGATTCCGACTTTCTGACTAATAATAAATATTTTTGGTTTGAGGGTGACGTTGATAGGGATATGACAGAGCCGGAGTCATTATACGGGAGTACGGAATCTCCCCCAATACCGGTAGCTGGCTACATACAATTATTAGCACACCAGACACATCAAGCATCATGGAACCGTGATACCTATATTGATAGTGTTTCTTTTACATATATCCCTTACATAAACGGATCATACCAAGTTTACACCGGGCAGCAACATATAGTTGCTCAAACCGAAAATACTCGAAATATCAGGGATAAGGAAGTAAAAATTTCGGATAGCCCTGCCCGTTTGTATAAAGGGGCTTTATTAATAGCCGATTCACCTAATTATGTATTAGCCGGTTTATTTTACAATGCAGCTACTGAGCCAGATGGACCGGTTTACCCTAAGCCTTACGGTGAGATACAGGCCTTTGACGTTTGGAATCAATACAATAGAACAATGGTGAAGTTTGACGGTACAGTCGATAAGTCAAACCCGGCACCGACAATGGTAAATAAATGGTTTATGACCGACCCGCACCCAAATAGTAACAATAGAATTTTCTTACTTTTACACTACGAATATGACACTCACCTATGCGAATGGACGGGTGTATTTATCGAGGTGAGTAATAGTATTATTAATAAACAATATACCGGAAATTCATTTAAATACTTAACGAAATGACAGAAGTTTTTGGCACCGGGGTATCAGTTAGAGCATTCGTTGAGGGTGAGTATATTACTATTGGTTGCGCCTCCGGCTGCTCATTTAGCTTTGAGAATGAACTAATAGGGAAAACTGATGTTAATGCCGGGTTGTTTAGAAAGAAACGGGTAAGGATAAGTGACTGCAGGGGTTCTGTTGACGGGGTAATTATTACAGCGAGTTCGGCAACCAAACTAACAATATTCCATTTTTTACAGGAAGGTATTCGAAGGTCTGAGATAGAGATGCAGTTCGTTTTCGAAGATTTGTCTGGCGGGGTTAAAGTGATAGAGGGTAGTTTTTTAGTTCAGTCAATAGATCTTAGTGCAGACGTTGCCGCCTTTGCTGAATTTGGGTTATCTTTAGAGGCTACAGGGGATATATCAATTTCGGATGTTGCCCCACCTCCAGATGTTATATGTGAGCAGATTTATTCGGATTGGTGGACAACTACGCCTGGGGAATCGGGAATATCGGGAACTGGCCACGCAGGTTTATCATTTGCCGGGCATGATGTTATTGAGGTTGATAGGGAAGGGTTACAGCATGATATTGTAACAACCGGAACCCCTGGCAATAGGCAGGCGAAGTACACAGGAAGTACAACGATAACCTTTGACCCGACTAATCCGTTTAATTCAGGTGAAACTATATTTATAACATGGGTTGAAAATGGCAGTTAGATCTGAAACATATATCGGTATTATCGGGACTTATATTTTAACGATCCCCGAACTGGTTTATCGGAATATTATTTCTGTAAAAAGGGGTGGGTTGGGTTACGACATTATAACAACTGGGACTGTTGCGAATAAGCAAGTTCTTTACACAGAATCGGCGGGGAGTTTTGAGTTTCTGAATGTTTTTACTGGAACACCAAACGATATTGTTATATCAGAAGATCAGATTATTGACGATAAAATTTTTATAGTATGGGACGAATAGCGGTTTTTATTTTAGCATTATTTGTGTTAACTTCCTTCACCGGCCCTGGTGATCCACCTGAAGTTGGTGTATCGTTCAATAGCTTCTGGAGAGCTAAATCGGTGGCAATAGCTGGCTATACTAAGATTAATGCCCGTTATGAGTGGGTGGCCGGCGCCTTCGATAGTGGGCTTCATGTGCCGCAGTATAACGGGGTTCCTTCGGGGTTACGTTCAGGTGTTTGGACGGCAGACGGTGCCGTTGCGGTTGATACAAGTAATCATAGGTTATATTTTTATTCAGGTGGCAGTTGGAGGTATAGTACATCAGGAACGGGAGGTGGCACCCCCACCTTACAACAGGTGCTTACAGCAGGGAGTACGGTAGACCAAGATAATACGATATCAAGCGAAGGTTTTGACTTTAGAATACAAACCGACTTTACTACCGCAAATTTTTTCAACCAGTTTTTTTCTGTGGCGGTAGATAATAATGCCAGTGAAGTTTCTGCGTTAAAAATATATCCCGACTCTATAAGAGTTGAACCGGATAGCGGAAAGCTATACATCGACTCCCTCAACTACACCTTATCCACCACAGGCAAGAAAATAATGCTACGAGATACAGCAACGGGGTTGGTGCAGAATATTGACCCGGCGTTGCTGGGTGGCGGTGGTTCACAAACACTTGACCAGACATTAGCATTAGGTGATAGTTCGGGAAGAAGGATGATTATTAATAATAATTTTACGACTGATTTAATAAAGGCTCATGCAAAAGTTATAATTGGTGATACATCATG